AGGCGTTCAAGTGGTTGGATGAAACACCTTCGGTGATCGGTTGGAGTTCAGAACAAGTGGTGGTCCCATATCGTTGTAAAACAGATGGAAAGATTCATAGATATTTTGTTGACCTTTTTATTCGTATGAAAAACGGAAAACTATATTTAATAGAAATTAAACCAGATAAACAAACACAGCCTCCAAAACAATCTCGTCGAAAAACAAAGAAGTATTTAAGGGAGGTGATGACATATGCTAAAAACCAATCTAAGTGGGAAGCAGCTGCGGCTTTTGCCCATAAACACGATATGGAGTTTAGCATTTGGACAGAACACACACTTAAATCTATGGGCATAAAGATTCTGTAAATGTATAAATACTTATATGCCAAATACCTTTTTGAATAGGCTCGAAACCAGATCATCCGCAGCTGGAATAGAGAAGGGTACGCGCGAAGCGCTTGATTGGTTTAGAAAAGAAATAAAAACTATTCGAGCACCTAGATATATGAAGCAGGTTCTGCGGGATGACAATCTTATACGAAAATCATTACCACAGAAAAGATCATGGATAGGTAGGATGTTTTTTTACACGTATGATCCTAAGGGAAAAGAAACATTACCATACTATGATAGATTTCCACTCATATTTTTAATAGGAGAAGCTAAAGGTGGTTTTTATGGCATAAATTTGCATTACCTTCCACCAAAAATAAGAGCTATCTTTTTCGATAGATTGACAGAATATACCAATAATGATGACTATGATGAAACTACACGTTTAAGGTTACGATATAGTTTTTTAAAAAGAAACTCACAACTTCGATACTTTAAACCATGTTTTAAACACTATCTTGGAAAACACGTTACATCACGTATCGTTGAAGTTCCATCAAAGCATTGGGAATCAGTTTTATTCTTACCGCACGAGCCAAAACAATTTGCTAAAGTACCTTCAAGTAAAGTTTGGCAAGATTCTAAAAAATACTACACATAAAAAACATGGGACTTATAGATGACGTAAAAAATACAATCAATCCAGTTACGATTGATCAATTAAAGGCCACGATTGGAAAAAGAGGAGGTATTGCAAGAGGTAATCGTTTTGCAGTAACAATCACTCCTCCTACTCAAAGCCTATTAAATTTGGATCTACAATCTGCTGCAGCTTCTGCCTTAAGTGGGACATTTAGTTTAGGTGGATTAGTAAATGATCCACGCGATATCAATATTCTATGCGAATCGTGTTCACTACCTGGTCGAATTATTCAAACAACTGAATACGACCCGTATGATCGTGCAACAAGAAAAAAACCTAACACAGTCGTTAACGAAGATGTGACATTTAGTTTTTTACTCACAAATGATTACTACGTAAAAAAATTCTTTGACAAATGGATGGAATCAATCATTGATCCAGATTCACACATGGTTTCTTATGATAGTGAGTATAAGACAGACGTTTTTATTCAACAACTTGATCAAAAGAACACACCAATTTACGGAGTTAGACTTCTGGATGCATTCCCAGTAAGTGTCAACAGTGTTGAACTATCTAATGCATCTTCCGAAACAATTAAGATTGATGTTGTAATGACGTACGATACATTCAACGTAGAAGGTGCTATTAAATCTATAATAAATAGTACTAAAGACAAACTTAATGTCTTTAAGAAATTAATCTAAATTATAAAAACAAAAATTATTATGTTACCAACAATTGAAACGCCAAAGTATACTCTCACTGTTCCATCTACAAAGGAAACCGTTGAGTTTAGACCATTCCTCGTAAAAGAAGAAAAGATCTTAATGATCGCACAAGAAGCTAACACAAGTTCAAGCTTACTGTCAGCTATGAAAGATGTAATTAAGTCTTGTACATTCGGTAAAGTTGATCTATACAATTTGGCGATGTATGACCTTGAGTACATTCTTCTACAAATTAGATCAAAAAGTGTAGGTGAAACATCCGATATTAATGTAAAATGCGATGGTTGCGATGAATACGTGGAGACTCAAATCGATCTATCAGCCATTGATGTTAATGTTAACGAAAGTAATCATGACAACAATATTAAATTAACTGATGAGATTGGTGTTATACTTAAAGAGCCTGGATTAAAGGATGCTGAAAAATCAGCTAGAGGAAAAAATGCAAATGATTTGACATCTGCGATTTCTACTGTAATCGAAAGTGTGTTCGATGGAGATAACGTTTATCCGTTTTCTGAAGCTTCAACAAAAGAGATTGACGATTTTATTGATTCATTAAGTTCTGAGCAGGTGCTAAAAATTAACGAATGGGTGAATACAATCCCTTCTCTTAAGCATGACATTGAATATACATGTCCACACTGTAATCATTCAAATAAGAAAACATTAGCTGGTTTAGCTGATTTTTTCGAATAAGCCTTTCTCACAATAACTTAGAAAACTATTATTATGTCCAGTTTTCTTTGTTACAACATCACAAATATAGCTTAACAGAGCTTGATAATATGATACCGTGGGAAAGGGAAATTTATTTAACTCTATTAAAGAATCATTTGGAAGAAGAGAAGTTAAGTGCTGAACAAAACTAAAAATGGCTGATCCTAATAACTATTTTATTGAAGAAGATAATATTATCTTTCAAATGATATGTAAGGCATGCAATACGTCAATGAAATGGCTTTTGATTGAATTATTTGAAAAGGATAATCGAAAACATTCTCAAATTGCGTCCAACCCATCATTAAAATGGAAGATGTTAGACACTAAAGAATTCTCTAATAATTCTTTAGTCATCGGATTTTCTCGTCACCCAGAAGATCGCTTAATAAGTTGTTGGAAAGACAAAGTAAATGGTGTGAGATATCATAAAGGATTTGATCGTCGTCACCCTAATATGTTTAAACATAAGATGTCATTTGATGAGTTTATTAAATCAGTTAGCAAAATAAAAGATGGACCTGGTTTGGAATGTGATCAACATTTTAGATCCCAAACATTTGATTTGGATTTAAATAGATTAAATTACATAATTAGATTTGAACACATTAGGTATGATTGGGGAAATTGCCAAGAGATAATCGAAAACCATTGTGGGCGAGTGTATCCTGATATACCCCACCGAAATTCAAGTGGATCATTTTCTAAACCGCAAATTGATAATAAAACACGATTATTAATTGAAGAAAGATATTCAAACGATTACGATTTATTAAATTATGAACGTCGTAGTACACTTTAAATAAAACACTTACCATTCTTCTTTTAGTATAAATAGAAATATGCCTGACGGTGATTACATAACAAAAAAAGATCTTGCTGATGTTACTCAAAAGGTCATGATCGTAAACAACGAAGAAGGTGCCATTGATAAACTTGTCGATGAGCAAAAGAAAAACGATCTTAAACAGCTTGAAGAAAACATTGAGCAAAAGTCGTTATTTCAAGATATTGCTGATGGTATCAATGGGCTTTCTACATCATTAGTCGATGGTTTGTCTTCTGCTTTAAAATCGCTTATACCTAAGACAGATGGTGGACTTAGTAAGCTATTAGGTATAGGGTTCGGTTTATTATTGGCTCCTTTCGTAACGTTTTTTGCCTTTATTGGCCAGTTAGGTGTTGAACTAAATTTCCTTACGAGAGGTGGATTTGGCAAATTGATTGATAAGATGTTTAAGCCAATCCGTGATTTTTTTAAGAATAATAAATTTATTAGTAAGATCTTTGCTGGAAAAGGCGGGGCATTCAGTAAGATTTTTAATGTGTTTAAGCGCATTGCTGATTTTGTAAACTCCGGACCATTTAAGTCTATTATGAAGGTAGCAAGTAGTATTGGAAGAGTACTTGGAAAGATATTTTTACCAATCACAATTCTTTTCGGCGTAATTGACTTCGTCAAAGGGTTTATGAAAGGCTACGAGGAAGGTGGAATAATTGAAGGCATCAAGCAAGGGATTATGGAAGTGTTTGATGGATTGGTTGGTGGCTTACTTCGTATATTAGCGTGGATACCGACTAAGCTCGCCGAATGGCTTGGTCTTGATAATATAGCAGAAGAAATAGGTAAACAAACAGAAGTAATTATTCAAAGCGTTAAAGATGTCTTTGGTGGATTAGTCGATTTAGTAGTTGGTATATTCACGTGGGATACCGATAAAATGATGGGAGGTTTACAGAAGATTTGGGATGGAATAGTTGGGGCTGTCATGATTCCTTTTAATATGCTAGGTGCACTCATAAAGGACACTTTTGGTGCTGATACTCTTGATAAGATAAAAATAACATTAAAGAAAATTGGTTTATCAATTACATCATTCTTCCTATTTTTACAACAAGGAATTACTGGTCTTCTTAAAAAGGTCCCAAAGATTCTTTTACCTGAGTCTGCAGAGAACTTCATCGATGATCTCGACGCGCAAACAAACGCAGCAAAAAGAAGAGTTGATTTGGAACTTAAATCTATCAAAAAATTGGAAGAAGGTCTTGAAGCAACTCGTGGTATAAACGAATTTGGAGGTAGTGGAAATAGACCTGCCGGTCCAGCAAACGTTTCTTCAACAAACACCACAATAAACGCACCAAATAATACGCAGTATAATGTCATCGGAGAAAGTGGTCTTAGATCAAAAACGATAGCAGGTGTTTATGGCGGTGGATATTGGCAAGGATAATAAAAGGGCAATAGCTTTCACTATTGCCCTTTACTATATTATGTATGTATGTCTATGTTATGAGTTTGCTAAGCGTGCGAAAACCGCGTTTATTATAAATAAAAGTACTGGCCACGATATTACTAGTATCTGCCAGTTCTAAACTTAATAACATTAAACAGAGAAGTTCAGCTATGGCTATTTATAAAGAAATACACGACAATCTTGTCAACTCCCGCAAGCATTTAAAAGAGGAGTGGAAACCAGTTGGTTC